TTATTTCTTCTTCTATGTAGTTCAACTGGTCATCATCTAAAGTGTTGGTAATGTCCAAACCTTTTCTGCTGCCATCTTCGTCACCACGATACAGAACCCTGAACTCATATGATTCTGGTTCGCCCCAATTAGGGTCGCCAGCACAATAGTCATACTGCACATCGCATACACCAAGATCGCCCAGGTCAACCTCAATCCAATCATTCATCATCATCTCCAAAAGTTAAGTTAACCCCAATGTGCAGGTTTAAATAATTTGATCCTATTTTTTTTATGATGTCACCATTTTGCGTAACATAGTCATTACCAGTTTTAACAAACACTTCGCCAAGTTCATTTGTTTTGGTGTTTCCTGAAGTGAAATATGTATGGTTTGAAAATTTATCGTTGTTAAACATTTTGTTCCTCGTTTTCCTTACTTAATTCAACATTCCTTACATACATAATTAATTCCACTAAGTTTGCAAAATTAGTTTTGCAGTACTTGTTTAATTCGTCTAAGGTAAAGTCTTTGCCTTCTTTAAAACCTTTTTGCCACATTTCTAAATAGTCCATTTCTACTCCCAAGGTACAACACCATAAAAACTTGTATCGCAATGATGGCACTCACACCATGTTTCACTTGGATCACCATGACCTGGTGGGACTTGATATGAGTGGTAATCTTCTGCGCCACATGCTGGACATTGAGTTGTAGGTTCTTCCATTACTTTGCTCCTGTTAACCACCGTTTTCTGATGGCATGGAGAGACTTTACATTAACTTTGCGACATCACCTAAACATTTATTTCTATCAGTTTGTCAGAAACGATAGGCAGTTTCTATTGCATGGTGTTGTAGTATGCGCTATTATCGCACCGTTAACAATAACAAAGGAAAGCAATGAAAGTCACAGATTTACCTAAAAACGTCACCTTGTATGAGTTGGCTAAAGTGCTTGGTATAACAGCGCCAGCAGCTTACAAATACAAGATTAAAAACAAGATACCTGACCTGCGTGTCTATCAGTTAAAAGAAAAAAAACCAGAGTGGTTTAAGGAAGAGACATGCACACAGTAAACATTATCCTTAGCGACAAGGAAGATGGCACTCTGGGTGTGCAGATCATTGCAGACTCATCGGAAGGTTACAGTGTTAGCAACCATGTGGCTAATCTATTTTTAGAAATGCTTACTGACCTGCAAAACACTCCACAGATTGTCATTGATTCTGATCAGTGATATAGTAGTTTGAAACACGGCTAGGTATGAAGTCATGAGCATACCGAAAAGAGTTATCCCTTCTCCTGCCGACCGTTTCATCTAAGGGGCTTTAAAAAGCGGGCTATATGCATTACTTCCAATTTAATATTGGTGACTACCAAAGTCACACAGCACACCTTTCCGACATAGAAGATCTTGCCTACAGGCGATTGCTTGATTGGTATTACCTTCATGAGTCTCCAATTCCACTTGATTTAAATGAAGTCTCAAGACAAATTCGTATGCGACCGCACAGCGATTGCATAGCGTCCGTTCTTAATGAGTATTTTTCTCATACGTCAGATGGCTGGATACATCACAGGGCAAATAAAGAAATAGCTAAGGTTGGCGAGAAGTCTGAGAAGGCGAGCGAAAGCGCTAAAGCCAGATGGAATAAGGTTAAAGATGCGAACGCATTGCCAACGCAATCCGATAGCAATGCTACACATAACACATTACCTATTACACATAACACAATTGTTAAGCAGAACAGAGGCTCTCGCCTCCAAGCAGATTTTTGTTTAACAGATGAATGGAAAGATTTTTGTCGGACAGAACGATCTGATCTTGATCCACAAAAGGTCTTTGACGGATTCAAAGATTACTGGATAGCAAAACCTGGTCAACAGGGTGTCAAACTAGACTGGTTAGCCACTTGGCGTAACTGGGTGCGAAACCAGAAGCAAGGCGTGGTTAACAAGGCTGATCAGGTGTTTACTACCGTGCCGAGCAGATTTGATCGAGACCCTGCTTTGATCGACGTGGAAAACAAACTTAAACAGGCGGTTCCGATGCCACCAGAGATTCGTGCTGCAATAGAAAGGTTACGCAAATGAAGTACCTTTCGGTCTGTTCAGGTATTGAAGCAGCTACTGTGGCCTGGCATTCATTAGGATGGCAACCGGCAGGGTTTGCAGAAATAGAAAAATTTCCATCGCAAGTTTTAGCACATCATTATCCAAACGTCACCAACTTTGGCGACATGACCAAATTTAAGGAGTGGAATCTTGAGTCAATTGAACTTTTGGCAGGTGGAACACCTTGCCAGTCTTTTTCCGTTGCCGGCCTGCGAAGAGGTCTTGACGATCCACGTGGAAACCTTGCCCTTACCTATTGTGGAATTCTTGACAAGTTTAGACCCAAGTGGTGCGTATGGGAAAACGTGCCAGGTGTCCTCAGTTCAAACGGAGGAAGGGATTTTGGTTCCTTCCTTGGGGCGTTGGGGGAACTCGGGTATGGGTGGTCCTATCGGGTGTTTGACGCTCAACACTTCGGAGTCGCCCAAAGACGTAAAAGAGTGTTTGTTGTTGGATGTCTTGGACACTGGGAAGCAAGCGCCAAAGTATTATTTGAGCCCGAAAGCCTCAGAGGGAATACTCCGCAGGGCAGAGAAAAAAGGCAAGAAACTGCCGGTGATACTCCACAAAGCATTGTCTATGAGATGCACCCTGCCGACAGCAGAGTTAAATTAATGGGCGATGTGTGCCAAACTGTAACCTCGCGTTGGGGCACTGGTGGTGGAAACGTCCCGCTTGTGCAGGCATTCAGGAAAAGCAGAAGAGCCCAAACAGTTGACGACTATGAAACTTGGGTAGATGATGGTAAAGCAAATACACTAAACACTTTTGATGTGGGAGATGTTCGCACTACTCACTTGGTTGCTGAATTTGACGATGTAAGGCGTTTGCTGCCAGTCGAAGTTGAAAGGTTGCAGGGCTTTCCTGATGGCTATACAGATATAGCGGGTGCGACAGATTTAGCAAGATATAAAGCATTGGGGAACTCGATGGCAGTTCCGGTTATGGCATGGATTGGTAAAAGGATAAAAGAGTATGAACAAACAGCAAGCACATGATTTACTTGAAGCTAGAAAACGAGGACTCGCAGTCTTACCGTCAGCGATTGATCACGCACTATTCCTCACTGGAGACCTTGGAGGAAATGCGTTGGTGTTTAGCGAGGGAATGGATAGCCCGTTACCAAAAGAAGATCAAGCAAGTTGGCAAAGTAAAGGCCATGACGTGGTGGCTGGAACAGGCCGATATTATGGAAGCGAAGAATGGTTTAGAGCAAATCACGGACCTAAAGCGGAGGATGAATGAGATACGCAGCAAGGGTTGATAAAAACCAAGCAGAGATTGTCAAAGCCCTGCGAGATGCTGGCGCTTACGTATGGATCATTGGCCTGCCTGTTGACCTACTTGTTGGCTACAAAGGCCATTCTTTTCTTGTCGAGGTAAAAGATGGATCCAAAAAACGTTTAACGCAGCTTCAGGAAGACTTTTTCTTGGAATGGTGCGGTGGTACTTTGTGCAGGATAGATAGCCCTGAGGCAGCATTACGCATGATAGGTGTGGTGGGTGAGTAAACACTTTATTGATTGGTCGGATCCAGTACTGTCGCGAGAAGAGACAACTTACGACAGATACTTCAAAACTCCCGACACTTTCAAGGCTACCTTTGTTGGACCAGTTCGTGGTTGGGGTGGCAAACGCAAGGGTGCTGGTAGACCAAAGCAGATTAAAAAACTTATGCAATCGGGCTTGACAGTTGTAGTTAAGTTAAATAACATTCAACTATTGTCCTTAAAGGAGATGGGCAATGGTAGCTTGGACGCTGGTGTTCAGGCGCTAATCGATCAACATTTATGAGGTGATTTATGACTGATGCTAAAGCGCTAGACAATGCATTCCACGACTTGGACTATGAAGACGACATTGAGGTTAGTTTCCTGAAAGTGCAAACTGAAGCGGAACATTTAAAGGCAGAGATAAAAGAATTGCAAAAGTTATTAATTGAATATGACATTGAATTGAGAAAGAGAAACCAAATGATTGCAAAGATTGAGGCAGCAATGATATGAGTCTGTGGCGCAAAAGAGGAACTGGCGACACACTCGCGCCATTTGCCCGCCAAGACGGACAAAAAACACCTAAATTGTTCACAATGACCGCCACAACGGACAATGATTTAAGTATCAAGTCAGACGATTTAAGTATCAAGTCGAAAAAAATATGGATTGATCCTCCTGAAGGATGGAAGTTTGGCTTTCCTGCCATATACGACCCTGATACGGATGGTCAGATGAGTGAATGGATTGTCAACAAGGGTTATCCAATAGAAGTTATTAAAGAGTATGGTGAATCATGGGCAGTTAGATGCTGGCCTGCTGAAGAACCTCATTGAAGTTTCATGCAAATTATCTTTTGTTATTCACAAAGGGATAAATATCCCGTACGGGTCATAAATGCACAAAAACACTGCAAAGCAATAAAAAATGTTCTGATCGGGACATAAAAGGAAAAATATGAGTGAAGATGACGCACAAAAAGCCATAGATTACATACGGGACAGCGCCCCTGTATATGCCAAAGCAAAGGCAGAACGCACATACATTGAGAACTATCTAAAGGTAGTGAAGGCCACAGAGATGGCTAACAGCGACAAAAAGACCTTGGGCGACCGTGAGATAGACGCATATATGTCCATGACCTATGAGACCCAGTTAAAGGCTATGCGTGAGGCAGTGGCTACAGAAGAGGAACTCAAGTACCGCATGGAGGCTGCCAAACTTAGGTTCGAACACTATAAAATCACCTGCTTCAACAACAGAGTAGAAGCCAGGGCGATGTCGTAATGTATCGAGACAAGCATTTATTAGAGTTGGCTAAGGGTGCTGAGTGCCTGCTGAAGATCCACCCATATTGCGATGGTGACGAAGGCAGTACAACAGTAGCTGCACACTCTGACCAACTGATACATGGCAAAGGTAAAGGAATCAAGGCAGACGACTGTATGACGGTCTGGGCTTGCTACAAGTGCCATACATGGCTAGACAGTGGTGGCTTGACAAAGAAAGAGAAAGCCAAGGCATTTGATACTGCTTGGTACAATCAAGTTATAGAGTGGGGAAAGATAGCCCACAACCCATTGATTAAACCTTGGAAGGTAGACGCAGCCAAGGCAGTCTTACAGCACATTGGAGCGCAACATGAATGAAGCAGCAGAATTCCTGTTAACCCTGTTACATGCATCGACAAACACACACTTGCTCCATTGGAGAAGTAAGAGTTATGCAGAACACCAAGCATTGGGTGCTTTTTACACTGGCCTGCCTGAATTGGTAGATCAAGTAGCAGAGGCCATGATGGGGAAATACGACATGACCCCCACATTCCCTGTTAACTACTACGCGCCAGCAGAGACCGCAAAAGAAGAACTGGAAGCCCTGAAAGACTATGTAATGCAGGCAAGACAACAGCTACCGCAAGACTCTGAAATACAGAACCTGATTGACGAGATAGCACAATCTATTGACCAAACCTTATACCTATTACGCTTTCCATGAACTTCGTTGAGTGAAGTTTTGAGGCGTTAAGCCAGCAATCGAGGATGTTGACCTGGGGCTTTTTCTGGTTTTCCGCCCCAGCTTGTTGAAGACCAAATCGAGCCTCATTTTTTTACCGGTGGCCTCTCTTTTCGAAGGGGGGCCTCTTTTTCGATGGGGGCTCAACTTTTCGAGGGGGGGGGGCTCACGTACGCGCAGCGCGCACATGCACGCACACACACATGCGCACCCGCGCACCCGCTCGCGCACGCACGCACGCGCACGCGCACGCGCATCGTGCGTTTAATCAGTGAAATTTTTCCTAGAATCAAATGCAATCAAAAACTATCGTCAAAAATACCGTTTAAAACCGTTTTGAGGCCGTTTTAACGGGTTTATTGTCGCGAGTGATACCTACACCGCCTAAACCAAAATAACGCCTTTAATCGCGTTTAAATCGTCCTATTAAAAATGCCTCAGGAATGCATGCCGGAATAGGTAACCACACCAAAAAACCGGCACACAAACCCGAAGCAATCGATGTAAGCGCTCACTATCACGATAGAACCAAAAAAACGAGGCCGGAGCCCCGTTTGATTGTCAATTGTCAAAATTCATCAAGTAAAACCCAAAATTGATCCGGTAAGCAAATTGCTCCTTTTTTTGGGTGATTAAGAGTTACGCAATAAACGAGGCCGTTTCGAATTCCTGTAACCTCGAATAGTGTGGTTTCGTTGTATGTAGTTATAACCCCGATGTTGCCGGTTTTAATCATGATTTCACCTCTTCAACATTTTCAATTGTCCAATTTCCCAATTCGTCGGCATATCGGCCTCTCACTAACTCAAAATCGGAACCACACATATTTTCGGCAATTTCGTTTGCCTCTTCATGTGTTTCGGCCTCAATTGTGGCCTCATAAAATTTTGTGATCGATGCGGTAATTATGAATGTTTTCATTGGGTGCCCTTATCGTGAAATTATGTAGGAATCGATGCAATCGACGGTGTCTGTATAAAACATGTTAACGATTGCGTAAACGGTTTTGTCGGTTAGTGGTTTGCCTGATTTATCGGTAATTTGTAGAGTTACGGCCTCACCGTTATACATAAAGTCGCGAGAATAAACAAAATTACCCTCCCAATTTTCTACCAATTGAAAACCGTATTTTTCAGGAGAAACCGGAAAACGAGAGCAATCCGAAATTATAAAATTGCTTATGTCGACACAATCCATTTCAAATGAGTATTTGCCCACCATGGGCTCCCATTCTGTAGTTCTTTTCAATTCATACAATTTGTCTCTTATTTCTTCGTCAATGTATCGATCAAATATTTCGTAAACCGTATCCTCGTTTTCACCACAAAAGAATAAACCGGCTCGATCTCCGGTTTTAACCCCTAGTTGGTTTTGTATGTATGCGCATGCCTCATGCAGTGCGTTTTCTACTATTTCGCGTTTTTTAGTTTTGTGCATTTTGGTATTCCTCAAAAATTTGGTTTGCTTTAGTCACGGCCTCTTCCAATGTGTCGAATTCATCCATTGGTGTGAATCCGTCGTCAAATGTCTCAAATGACACAATGAAACGTTTTCCATCGGTTTCGCGTAATTTTGGGTTTTTGTAATCGATCCAAATGGTTACAGAGGTATTTGCGTCAATTTCACGGCAAATACTAGGGCACGCGTTATTTCTCCATACGGTGCTAATAAAACCCTCCGGAATCACTATTACATCGTCGAAATTCTCGAATATTTGGTTAGAAATGATTTCCATGGTTTGCTCCTTTTTCGCCTGTGAAATTGTCAATTTTTTGAAAATCGGGTTTTGCAGCTAAATCGAATTTTGAAAAATTTTCAGTGTTTTTCGTGAATTCCTCGAATGATTCATAGATACAAATTGAATCTTCATTGATACCTATACAAAGGCCGTTTTTTAACTCTACAAAATCAACGTAAAAACCGCCTCCGTTGTATTCTGTAAATATTTTATTAATGAATTTCATGTTTTTCTCCTTTAATGCAAAGCATACGAAATGGTTTCACTTGTCCAACATGCACGGCAATCCATGCATTCACCGTTTTGCTCCGGTGCCTTACATGGTGTGCCCATTGGTTTGCCGGTGTGGACATTTGAGGCCGTGATATTGTCAAAACCCTGTAACGAGGCCGGTATTTTCACCGGTTGATCCGGATACATTGCCGACAAACGCACGATTAAATTCGAGGGCAATGCACCGTGTTTTGCGATGTATTCCTTTACCGTGCCGTATTCCCTAGTTGGTAACCAGTGCCGACAATTCGGTGTCAATTCGGCAATTTGTGCAATCTTTTCCAAATGGCCTAAACCCTGTAAATCGCCTGAGTCATGCCAACGGAAAAAAGAATCGGTGCCTATCAATGACACCATGCCAGAAACCCAATATGCACTGTCAATAGAATCTAAACGTGCGAATTGAGCCGGTTTAATGGTTTTCGCATACATTTTGTAAAACCCTTTGTCGGCATAACATGAGGCACAAATTGAACCGGCAATTTTGGACATTTTGAAACCGGTGTGACATGCCTCAGTTGGCAATGAATAGGATTTGCACGGCATTTTGGACGTTTGCGTTAACGTACCGCACACCGAAACGGCCTCGGCCTTTTTCATCATAATTACTTTACTTTGCATGGTGTACCTTTCAGGCCGTGAGCCAAACTACTAAAAGGGCAATAAAACCCAAAACATAAATCACGATGTCAAATAATTGGTGTCGCATGGTTAAACCTTTGTAAACGTGATTGCAATTTGTGAGGGCACGGCCTTTGTATGTGCAGTGATTAGTTGGCGTGAGGGCTCGAAATGCATGGCAATTGCTTGCCAATCAATCTTGTCACTCACGGCCTTTTCGAATACGTTTGACTCATAATTGAAACCGGTTACTTTGCCGGTGCCGGTGGCCTTAATTCGTGCCTTCATGGTGTCCAATTGCTTAGTCAATCGAGCAATTTCGGCATGGATTGCTCCGGCCTCATCGATTACCGCAAATAAATCCGGTGTTAAGACTAGGGCTTGTGTGTCAATGGTTTGCATGGTGTGGTTTCCTTTGTGTATACCGAAATTGGTATACATGTAATATAACGATACATTAAACCTTGTGACATTAGGATAAACCCTAATACAATCACAATTGTTTCTATCGGTAATGGTTTCTTGATTTAATTTAACTATTCAAGATACAAAACGCGCATAAAAAGAAAACCCAAAACCCTGAGCCGGTGTGTGCATTACATATAGGGCATTACAAAGGCCTTAGAGGGCATTCATACCGGTTTATTAAACCCTGTCGAAACCCCCGCAAATAAAGGGAAACCCCGTGCCTGTGTGTGCCTCACGTATAGGGAATAAGTAAAGAGATAGGCAATAGGTGAACACTATCAATAATGCCGAAATGATAGGGCTCCCTCATGGCACTTTCTCACGGCCTCCGATACAAACGAGAATCAATCGCATCTACTGATTACAAATGAGAATCATTCCTGTCTATCAATTGCAAATAGGAATCATTCGCAGCTACTGGAATAGGGGGGAGGGGGGGTAGGGCTGGAAGGGCAGGCGGGGAGGGGGGGCCCACTCACCCATTCCCAAATTTTTCATATAACTTTTCTTAACCTAGGTATACCATTCCCAAATTTTTTACAAAACTTTTTCTAACCTAGCGACAACATGCTTATAATCCACACAGATTTTTAATTCCATTGAATAAGGGGGAATTGAAACCATTTGCGTAGCGTCACGAATATGGTCAACACGCATGGGGATTGTGTTTGACGCTATGCACATAGCATAGAGAGTCAGTAGTCTCCAGCCGTGTTGGTGAAAGCAAGGTACTTAAACAAAGTGAGAGAGCCTGTCCGTTAGGATGTACCAGCGCCCAGAGCCGCTTAGGGCCACCAACAACCTACACGCATGGGGATTGTGTACTGGCAATCCCTGAAAGATTGCACAAACAGTTGTAATCTCAGTCTCCAGCCGTGTTGGTAGCCGAGTAAGGGTTAGCGCCTTACCTTTCATGTTGTGCAAATACAGAAAGACGGAAACACTGCTTTATGTGAGCGGCTATTAACACTAACAAAGGATGTATATGAAAGCTGGTTTGTATGCCAATATCCACAAGAAGAGAGAACGTATCGAAAAGCAAAAGGCTGCTGGTAAGCCTGTAGAGAAGATGAGAGCGCCAGGCTCCAAGGGCGCTCCTACTGCTAAAGCGTTTGCCAACTCTAAGAAGACTGCCAAGAAATGAAGCACGATAAGCCAATCGCACATAAGACAACTGGCAAGGGCAAGACCTATAACCCTACTGATAAGGGTGCTGGTATGACTGCTAAAGGCAGGGCTGAGTACAACAAGAAGAATGGGAGCAATCTAAAGGCTCCTGCTCCATCTCCTAAGACTAAGGCAGACAAGGGGCGTAAGGCTTCTTTTTGCGCGAGGATGGAAGGCGTGGTTAGGAATGCCAAAGGGCCTGCTGAAAGGGCTAAAGCATCGTTAAGGAATTGGAAATGTTAAAGGATAAAGTATGGAATGGTCACTCGCAGATCCCCGCTTTGACGTGGACGACATCGTTGAAATGGCTGACACCTTCTTTGGACATGAGGCTGACGGCATAGTCACTAGGTCTAGAGCAGTCTTTAGGCATAGGGTTACGGTTGCTTGTACTGAACAACTGTTTAACAAGTCCAGAGAGTTCATTGCTGTCTGTAGGGATGAACCTAAAACCTTACCTATGTACGATATGAACGGCATGGTTATGGGTAGCCATTCTGTCCAACCTCTTCTAGGGTTTTGTTGGTTTGATCGCGGTGGTTATACAACCTACTCTAACGAGGAGATAAGTAATGCAAAGTTCCACCATCTTGATCTTTCTTTGTCTGTACGTAATCGCGTACGTCTTGTTAACGAGATGATTGACCAACATATACTATGGGCGCATACTTGGGGGGTTCCCATTGTTTGCTCGACTTCTATACGGGCAGAACATGATGGGTTTATGAAAATTCATGCAAAGCGTGGGTTTACCGTCAATGGAAGCTACGCTTGGATACGCACTGATAAAGGAATGGAATGTCTGACGAAAAAGTAGTTGCTATTAAACCTAAGAATCCTGTAGGCCGACCCAAGTCTGTTGTTAATAGGGTAACGGAATACGGTGCTTTGTTTAACCAATTAAACGAGCAGCACATAGCCAAAGGACTGCCACCGCTAAAAACGGCTATGGAAGTGCTGATTGAGGCTATGCAGTCTGATGAGCTAGATATTAAAGATAAGGCTAGAATCGCGGACAAGTTGGCTCCGTTTGAGTCTTCCCGCGCACCTGTCATCTCTATCGAGCATGTACAGAACATTGTCAGAGAAGAAGAAGTTTCAGCAGATGATGCTATGGACGACTTCTTAGATTCCTTAAGGAAAGTATAATGCCACTTAAAAAAGGTAAATCCGAAAAATCATTTAAGTCCAACATCAAGACTGAGATGGAAGCAGGCAAGCCACAGAAACAAGCAATCGCTATTGCGTATTCAATGAAGCGTGATTCCGATGACAAACGCAAACCGAAAGGCAAAAAATGACCACTAACTTTTTGTATACCCAAGCCCCTAACCGCAAGGGTAACGCAGCTACTCGCGTAGCATCGCACGACAAAGGTGTGACTGCTCAGACAAATACACCACACGGTCTTAGCCAGCCCAAAGGTTCGCAAGGCGCTCCTAAATGCATGGGTGCTACTAGCAACACATCTGTTGGCGCTACTGGTGGTCGCAAGCAAAAGGTTATGGTCCAAACAAATTGTGACTATGACGGCAAGATTCACAACGATGGTTACATGAACAGTGACCGCACCAACTACTTAAAGTGAGGTTGATATGTACGGACGTGTAATTGACGGTGGCAAACAAATGTCTAAAGGCTTGTCCAAAGGCATTAACGACAAATTGGCTGGCTTTGAAGAAGAGAATGAGCGTAGAGCAACTATTGCTACTGCTGTAAAGAATGCGTTTACAGTTCGCCATTTGTCTGACCAAACAACCAACAATTCTAATAATGGTAAATTCCAAACCATTAAAGAGAAGGCTAAAGTAAACCCATGATTATCGATGCATTTATCCGCGATGAGCAACAAAACGTGATTGCTATCTGTGGCAAAAAACAAGTACCATTAAGCTGGGCTTACATTGAAGAAAACAAGCCACAAGTTGGCGATGAGATTATTGAAGACGAACCTAAAGAGTAAAGGAAAAGTATGGCAACGTATGACATTGAGGCTTTAAAAGCAGACCTTCCCACGGCTAAAGATCTAGCGCAGTTTGTGTACGACAAAACACAGATTGCCTTAGACCTCGTTGGAAAGTCAAAAGACGATCAGTACCAAGTGGCTAAGAATGCACTTGAAGGTAAGAAAATACCTGTTGAGTTTTTAACAGAAGAGAATCCTTATGTAGATAAGAAAGATTTGATTCCTGTTGACGAACTAAAGGTCATCCCACCACGCAGCAAAGACTTGCCTTCCGAAGACACGCAAGTCCATTACTTTGGTGCTACCAACATGCCCCACCCGTTAGACCCACAGTCTGACAAGAAGGTTGCCATCGACTTCCGTAAGTATGAGAACGGTTTAATAACCTATCAAGTAGTTGCACCTGTCGAGCAGATTGCTGTTGGATCACGTATCAACAAGTATGGACAAACAGTTCCTGAGAAGTACACATGGCTTGATCCACGTACAGAAGAGTTAATCATGCGTAGACCTGATGGCACTTTTACTGAGCGCGGTCGTGGTTTGCATACCTACCTGATTGGCGAAAAAGGTGGTGGCGTATGGTCATTGATTGACCGAGATATGGTCAGCGTATCGGCTAAAAACATTGCTGATCCTTGGGCATGACAGAAGATTTCTCTGCACTCTTTAAGCAGAGATTAGCTGGGCAGGCAGAAGTTTGCGCTCGTAAAAGTCTTGAGTGGTTACAAAAAGATTTACAAGGCGAGTACAAGCTTCTACCTTCCGAGGTTTATTACTTAGCATCCGCAGCAAACATCTTGTTAAACATACGAGATACCTATGGCAAAAAGTGAAGCCAGTGATTACATCCAGCCAATCTATAAAGACCGAGCATTAAAATACCTAGTTAAATTGGCGGGTGGAAAGAGGGCGACTACCGCTCTTGATGCAGAACAAAAAAAGAAAATGATGCTGGCGCGAGATAAGTTAGCCAGTGATATGCAATTTAACCAACTCAAGTGGTTTCGTCCCTTTGAGTACCAAAAGAAATTCTTTGAGACTGGCATAAATTCAGCCCGTCGAGGCATGATTGCTGCCAACCGCGCAGGCAAAACAATTGCTAGTACCTTTGAAACTGCCTACCACTTGACAGGCAGATACCCGCCAAACTGGAAAGGCAAGCGCTGGGACAAACCCATTATTGCCATGTGTGCTGGTGAATCATGGGAGCAGGTCGCTAAAACATTGCAGGCTAAATTGCTTGGATGTGATGACATTAAGCAGGCGTATAAACTTGGAACTGGGTCAATCCCCAAGGAGTGTATTGATGACAAGTCTTACCGATCCGATGGGCAAAACGTCTTATCTATTGAAATCTGGCATGAGTCAGGTGGCAAGTCAAAGCTCTATTTCTCCAACTACACCCAACAAGTCAGACACCTGCAAGGATTCGAGCTTGACCTCGTCGTCCTCGATGAACAGCCACCAGATGAAACTTTCTCAGAACTTGTTGTCCGTACAGCAGCTAGAAACGGACAGGTTATATGCTCGTTCACCCCGCTAAAGGGTTTGTCAGGGTTAGTGCGTAAGTTCTGGGACCAAGTAGAAGGCTACTCCCATGTTCGGGTAACTTGGGACGACATCCCGTTTGAGAATGAATGGGGCGAAGCATTCTTTTCCCAGTCTGAGCGAGATCAGTTGTCCCGCGACTTTATGCCGTGGGAACGTGATTGCCGTATGAAAGGTATACCGCTAGTTGGCAAAGGCGTAGTATTTCCTATTCTTGATTGGCCTACCTATAAAGGTACAGATACAGATTTACGTAACAACGAAAAATTAGAACGCCTGATTAGCTTTGACTTAGGAATTAAAAATGACCCGACAGTTATTTCGTTCTTCTTTAGAGACCCAGTACAGGAGACTATTTACCTTCACAGGCAAGTCAAAATCCCGTCTGGGGAAACGCCAGATGAATACGTGCATTACCTGTTGGACAGAGAGTCTAAGGGAGTACCAATCGCACTTCCACACGATGCGGCTACGGCTGGGCGCTATACCCTTACGGAGCAGTCCGTTCGGGAGGTATTTGAGGACACATATGGGCTTAACTGTATTCAGGGGGCTATTCTTAACCCAGTCAACGACCAAGGCAAGGTCACGAACCATAAAGCGTACGGAATCAATATAATGCGCTTAGGCATGGAGCGAGGTACATTAATGATTAATGAATCATGTATCGAATTCCTAGACGAAGCAAGGAACTATGCTATTGATGAACATGGACGATTTTCTGACCCTGATGACCATATCGACTCTGCTCGCATTGGTATATTGGCATTGATTCAAGGACATGGTGAATCTGTAGTGAGCCGAGCCAACACATTTGCGTTAAGGCGCTTTACCCCTATCGAGGGAAAAATCCAAAGGATATGACATGTTAGATAAACAAAACATTATTGTTGAGAGTTTGGAAAGCCCGCCCGCAAACAAAGGTCTGGAATATCAAGTTGCCCACGAAGCGTACTTGAAGATGGTAGATTACCTTCGCCTTACCCAAGCGAAAAATACCCTAAATCGATTAAGCGATTACCACTATCTAAATATTCCAGTCTCTAACAGTACTGAGCCAATCCGAGGTATTGACTACATATCGCCCGTGGTTAGTCCAGGCATTGACTATTCCACCGATGTTATAACCAAGTGCTTAATGCCAGACGGTAAAGTCAATTTTGAGTTTGAGCGCCTGTCTGAGTTTGATGCCATAGCCAGCCAACAAGCTGAAAAGATGGTTACTTACTTTATCAATAGTAAGAACGATTCGTATCAAATTGTGCGCGACTGGGCGCAAGACAGTCTGTTACACAAAAATGGTGTGGTAATGATTTCTCCAATTAGAGAGCCTATTACCCAATACAAAGAAGTCGAAGGCACAAGAGACAACCTGCGGTCGTTTGAGATCATGGCTGCTGAAAAGGGTCTTGTTGCAAAAAGACAACAGATGCGAAGAATAGATGTAGATTTGCAAGGTGTGGCACAAGAGACCATGATGCCTGACGAAACAGGCCAGCCAACCGAGCCAACAACCGATGAAATGCAAGATGCTATCAAGGCGCATACCATTTATCGTGCTAAGTACAAACTGACTGGTTTTTCTACCAATATACGTATCAAGCACGTAGCCCAGCATTACTTTGTATGTAACCCCACAATCCCAGGCATTCAAAACCAAGATTTCTGCGGTTTCTACATGCCAATGACTATCCATGAGGCCAAGTCACAGTATCCGTATATAGATTTAGAGAAGTTTGCTGACCACGCTGCCTACGGTCCTGCTGGCGCGTACCAGGCTGGCGCTTTGGAGAACGATCTAGCGTTACATGCACGGGATTCAACCCCAGTGCCTGGTCAGGGTGTGATCGCCTCCGCTGGTGCTGACCGTTACAGCCGAGTAGTCATGCTGACTACCGCATGGTTGCGTAAAGACGTGGACAACGATGGTGATGAAGAGATTGTGGAGGTTTGTTATTCAGGCTCGTACGTCCTGTATATCAAGGAAGTCGATTTCATTCCAATGGCAAGCATGTGTCCAAAGCCAATTGTGGGTAACTTCTTTGGTTACAGCCAAGCAGAGCGTTTAGTCCCATTACAGGAATACAAGACAGCTATTAACCGTGCTGAGATTGCATTTGCCTTGCAAGCATCTACTCCCCGTATGGGTGTAAACCCTGAGTACATCGATGCTGAGGAAATTCAGCGTGGTGTATCCGCTTTGTTTATT